TATTTTTAGTTCCGGTAATTAACCCATCTTGATCAATTACAGCTATGTGCAATTCATCTTTTGCACCTGATGTTCCGTAAGTTGATGCATATGTTGAAACATTAGGTCTAACATCAAACAATGAAGTGATTGTTGATGTTGCATTGGCCCAAGACGCATTGTCAACAACAGCAACTGCAAGAGAATTTCCAATGTTACCTGGATATCTAGCAGTCATGAAAATATTTGCGTTACCGGTTAATCCTAAGTATGCATCATCGTTTAAAATTTTCTCTCCTGCAACAACAACGGTTGAATTACCTGAAATGTTAGATCCGAGAGTTGCATTAAGAGTTGTTGTATCTGCAGTACGAACAATATACATGCGGTTCGCATAACCTAAAAAGTTAGCGGCTGTAAAAAATGAAAGATAGGTGTTTGCGTCAGGTCTTCCAAATTGGTTTACCAGATCAACTTCGCTTGTTACAAGCGTTGGTTGATCAACAGGTCCCCATTGAAACTCTCCCGCAAAACCTCCCACAGAAGTAGCAACAGCCGGGACAACGGTAGTTAAGTCCTTCTCTGTTGCGATAATTCCTGGTGAAAGTTGATAAGGCATTTGTATCTCCTTGAACGTTATTTATTATAAAGTATCTTGATGGTATAAGTTATTTATAAAATCGCTCTTTTTCAAAGGGGTTAGTATCATACCAAGATTGTTTCAACTTATTCATATATTCGTTCATATCGCCTGTTATCCATAAATCACCTGCCATTACTTCAGCAGAAACTTTTTCCGGTACCCCAGTATTTAACATACCAAAAGGTGTCAGTTCGTCTTCAATTTGTTTCATTTGATTTTCAAACAATGCATTTCGAAGATTGACGTTAGTCAATTCTTTAAAATAAGGATCTTTACTTGCCCATGCTAATAGAACAAGTGTCATAACTAAATCATCATGATAACCTTCATCCGCACCGTAAACGCCGCCGCGCACTTCGATGAAAGTTGACAATTCAGATATTATATCCTTATCGAAGATCAGTAACTTTTTTGTTTCGATGAGTGTTTTTAAATTTGAACAACCAATTCTTTTGACCTGTTTGGTTGTTCTAACGCCCATCAATGCAGATCCTTTAAATCCGCTTGTAAGAAACTGACCGCTTTTTGTGCTTGATCCTACTCTGAAAATGTTTTCGTATTCTAAATCTGAATGTAAAATATCAGCTATCTGTTGTCCAATATCATTAATCTCAACTAAAACATAAGCATTGTTAAAGTCCTTTGCAACCTTATGTATTATGTCAGGGTACAATAAAGGACTAATTTTATTGTTTCTATATTTACCCACGACCTTGTACGGAACAGACGTAACATCAGTTAATGTAAATGCTGAATAATCTCCGCCTACACCTCGCGAAGTATCTACAACTACAACATATTGACGATCTTTTTGTGGTTCTTCAAGAATATCCAACCCATCTTCAGTTGTAAATACGTAAGGTGTTGCAGAAAGAGATGCAATAACATCTCCTGAAATAAGAGAAGCAGAAGATCCGATAAATGAGCAAAGCACCTCTTGATTGAACTTCAGATCGCCAAGAAGTTTACGCTGCTCTTCTGCCCACTTTTCATCTCGATTTGGATGTTCGTTGTATTTTACACGATAAGAAACAAAACCATTTGTTCCTTGTTCAGCATCATTCCAAAACTTCCAAAAGTGGTTATAACCCAAAGGTGTAGACGTTAATATAATCTTGGTTGTTGAACCTGCCGAAACCACGGGATAAACAGCAGTGAAAAATTCTTCAGCGATGTTATTTGGAATAATAGCTGTTTCGTCAACGTAAAGCAAGTTAACAGAACGACCACGAACACCCGACTTACTTGTCGCCGCAGTAAAAACAATCGATCCGTTTTCCAATTCAATATCCCCTTTATTCCAGGTGCGAATACCTTGCTGAAGGAATAAAGGAAGGTGCTCATACATCAACTGATAACGAAACATTATCTCTCGCGCTGCGTTAGCTTTATTAGCTAAAATAGCAACTGTTTTATTTGCTTGAAAAAGAGTATACCACAAACAATAAGCAGCGACAACTTGTGACTTGCCCATCTGTCGCGGCTGCATACTTATAACTTTTCTATTATTTTCAATAATATCGATAAATTTTTTCTGATAATCATAAAGATCAAAGTCAACAAGGCCCAAGTCAAGCGAAACTATTTTACAATACTTTTGAATAAAATAAATGGGATCGCGCGCGCACGCGACAAGTTCTTTTACTTGATCTTGAGAAAACTGAATAGGATACCCGACTTGCTTAAGGCGAGTATTTCCATTATAACTATTCTTTAATTTATTCTGAATCAATTGTCTTAGTGTCTTGTTGCTTTATCATTCGCAACAAGTCCTCCGTTGATCCTGCAAAGACAATGTTGTTTTGTTGTGCTATTTGAGCTGCAGCAACAGGAGATTCTTTTGGGTTATCTAATTCAAATTTTTGCTTTTTCAATGTCAAAAGATCTTTAGCGACATCTGACATTGTTTTCATAATCTGTCCTGCAACCTCATAACTACGAGGATGCTCTGAACTTCTAGCCAAAGAAATAACATCATCCAAAGCATTCCTACCTTGTGTTATAACCTCTCGCAAGGTATCACGAGCAAGTTCATAATCGTCATCATGTTGAACTTCTCGCAAAACTCTTTGTGATTCACGAGGTTCTATATTAAATACCTCATTTAGTTTATCAGTCATCTAATCCCTCAAATGTCTCTACAAAAACAATCGTATTGCCGGGGTAAACATTTGCTGTAGTTGTTACAGAATAGTTAAACATTAGATTGCTTAATTCAGGATCAGAATACGTATTAACTTTAGCTGTTCTAATAACACCCTGCTTGGAAGAGGGCCCATAGAAGTTAACTTTCATTGTAAATGATAAGGTCCAAATAATCGCTCTACGTTCTGTAAACTCTCCATCATAACTATCAGAAAATTCTATATTATCAAGGATTATTGGAATATCATGCTTAATGTTTAATTCGGGCACTGCTTTAATGGTTAAATTAAAGTCTGGATTAAAATAAGGAAGAATTTGTTCTATTACTTGTAATGCATCATCAGAATTTTTTGCGTAGATATAAAGATTTATTAAAATATTATAAGGAACAGGAGCGTATTGTGTTGTAAGTGTGTTGTTTGTTGAATTCACATACCTATTTTGTTGAACCGCAGATATCTTTCTTGTTGAATCATATGTTATTTTTACTAATTCAAAAGACATACGAGGCAGAACAATTTGAACATTTCTCTCTTCTGCGTTAGGTAATTGATCTATTCTTGCAAGAAATTTTTGTCTCGGGGCGTATGCAAGTGGAACACGAATCGATTTGTTAATTGATCCATTAGCATTTAGACGTTCTATTTCAACGTTATTGAAAAGATTTCCAAATGCAATGATGCATTTACGAATTGTACCCCAATAAAAGCGTCCGGTGCTTAACATTATCGTGTATATACCTCACCAAAAGGGTTGCGCTCTGTAAAATCAAGAATATCAGATATGTTAGTATCAAAATCATCATTTTGAGCATTTTTGTCGGTAGTGTTTATGTCAAATGTTTCAATGAGAAGCTCAGATGGTCTGTCTGTTTCCAAAAGAAAAGGTGTGCTATCTTCTAATTCTAATGCAAAAACATCGACCCCCTGATTAATCTTATCTTCGATTTCATCAATCTCTCGAATTTCAGTGTTAATATTTTCATGACTATATTGAAATAGTTCACACTCAAGTTTATAAACATAAAGTTTACCCACCTGAAAGAATGGATCTTTTACTTCAACATATTTAATTTCGAAAAATGATTTCGTCACAGGAAAATATAATAAATCCCCCTCTGCAGGTCGATTCACTAAAACACTAGCTTTCTTCCTACCGACTGATTGTTCCCATCTTCTACGAGCTATAATAAAAGTAGCGGTATCTTGTATTTCTACACCGAACTTACTTAAAAGATCTGTACCTCCAAACCCTGTAGTATTCTCCAAATAAGCTTCTAATGGAAACGCATCTTCATACTTATTTGTGGGGTCTTCATTTAAAATTAAATCACGGTTAACAGCAACACGCGGAATATAATAACAATCAAATCCATAAATTTTTAAACATTCAATAATAAGATCTTCATGAAGAAGCGACTCTGATCGCTTCCCCATCGGTATTCCACTTTGAAAATAGAAATTTGTTGGCATTACTTATCTTGTGTATTGTTATTTAATTGACATGGGTGTACAATTGCTTTGTCAGGAATGATGATTAACCAACAAAAAAGTCAGTAGGCAATTCAAATCTTGACTGAACTTCATCTTCAATTTTTTGTATCTCTTCTAAAGCCTCTTCGAAGATTTTTTGTCCATTCAAAGTGACACCGCCGGGTAACTGAACACCTTCAAATTTCTTTAGGTTCTCTCCCCACTGTCGTTTCAAAAGAGCTGTTGCATATCTTTTAAGGAACATATCATTATAAACATCAGTATACGTG